ATCTTGAGCCCCGCCCACGCCAGCCCCGTGTCGTAGTAGAGCTTCATCTGGTCGGTGACCAGCCAGACCGTCCCAGTCGTGCCAAAAACCGGTCGGCTCGCCAGCACGGAGCTCTGGATGTGGATCGTCGGGTCAGCGTCGTGCGCGTTGTACACGCCCCGCAGCGCGTTGTCGTTCGCGCGAACTTGATCCGCGTCGATCGGCGACTGCGCGTTCTGCGGATCGAGGAAGGACGACTGCTGATGTGAGCCTGTGGTTGCCATTAATACCGTCTCCCGTAGTCAAATCCGTCGATCTCCACCCGCGACCAGACCGACTGCGCGTCGCCGTCGTCGGTGAGGAGAATGTCGATGTACTGTCCGTAGCCGTTGATGCCAATCCGGTAGGGCCTGCTCGCGCCTGCGCCCCACGTTCCAAGGCCCCACGTCCCAGTGCCCCACTCTGCGATCGTGCCCGTATTGGGAAAGGTGTAGATTTCCGACCCATTGCCGGTTTTCCACTGGAAGCCTGCGGTAGCCGACCCCTTAAGAGTCACCGTTACATAGGCCCACTTGTAGGCCTTCATCTGCATCGTGTCGCCGTGGAACATTCGCTTGCAGCGCACGGCAAACGAGAACGCCGTCCCGCCCGCCCCGCCTGTAGGCACATTGTCCTTGTAAATCCCGACCTTGTCGGCCTGCTTTACAAAACTGGCCTCGTCGCCAATCAACACGATCGGCTGCTTCTCGGCGTCGATCGCTTCCCACATTGCCGTGGTAGCGGTCGGCGAGATGAGCCCGCCAGTGCAGGCTCCCGTCCACGCCTGCAGCGCGTAGTTGTAGCGGTAGAGCCCCAGCCCGGGCAAATACCACCAGACCTCCTTCCCGGCCCGGTTGTGCACCCCGATGACACCGCTGGTGTTCGACAGATCAAGCTGCTGAATAACCGTGTCGATCTTTAGGCTGATCGGAGCGACGCCAGCTTCCGTGGCAACATAGAAGCCGCGGTCGGAGAGGAAGTAGACCGCCTCGGGCGTGTTCACGATCGAGCGCGTGGCGATCGCCCCGACGTCGGTCGTCACACCCTGCGCGCCGGCCGCGATGGCGATGTCGTCCTGCGTGAGCCCCGTGAAGCGCGAGATGCCCGAGACGTGGAAGACCAACAGGCTCGAGCGGAAGGCCGCCAGCCCGGTGATGTTCTGGTCGCCGAAGGTCCGGATCACGGCCTCGCCGCCGCCCGATCCCGAGATCCCGAGGCTGTCGCCGTTATTGAGCGCGCTCCAGTAGATCTTCTGGTCTACGCCCGTGCAGCCGAACAGGCGCTGGTTGTAGACCGCGAGGCTGGTGATCCCGCCCGGGGTGCTCGTCAGATCGGTGGTCAGGGTGGTCCCGTTCCACTTGTTCAGGCTCAGCGTCGCCCCGCCGTCGGCGATGTAGACCACCTCCCCGGAGCCGTCCCGGAAGGAGGCGAAGGCCGGCGCGCCGGTGGTGGCGAACCCGGCCGAAGGGGTCCCCGTGCGGCTCGTCCACGTCGTAGGGATGCCGTAGGAGGCTGTGTAGAGCGTCCCGTTGGCGATCGCGAGGAGCTGCTGCGTCCCGTTGTCCCTGAGCCACGCAAAGCCGTTCTGCACATCTGCCGTTCCAGACAGCCCGGTGTCCATCAGGCGCTGTGTCCCGAGGCGCTTGGAGATCGCCCCGTATTCGGTCAGCACCGCCTCCTCGGCCCGGCGCACCTCGTTGGGGGCGAGCGCGTCCTCGTCGTAGGCGAGGTTCAGCCCACCCCGGAAGTCCCCCTGAGCGTCCCGCAGCGGTTGGCGCGGCATCAGCCGACCGCCCCCCAGTCGTACTTATCGTCCTGATAGCCCATCCGCAGCGGGCGCACGGCCAGCCGGCCCACGTCCTGATGCATCCGCTCGCGGAGCAGCATCGCGTTCTGGCGCATCTCCGCGGTCAGGTTCGACTCCGCGGCCCCCTTCATAAACATCGAGGCGGCCGTCTCGTAGGCGAGGATCAGGTCGTAGCCGTCCGGGAAGACAACCGTCGAGCTGTCCGAGGCCAGCAGATCGGAGCGCTGCGGGAGGTGGTTCACGGTCACGGTGACCGTGTTCCCCTGCGCGGCCGGGATGAGCTGGATCTGATCGCCGTACTCGTACCAGACCTGCGGCAGGCTCACCTCGCTCGGCGAGACTGGGTAGTCCTCGTACTTGGCCGGCTGGTAGAACAGGTTGCCCTGATAGACCGTCTGGATGCGGTAGAAGGTCTGAGTGCTGTCCCCCGTGCCGCTGTTCAGGTCGGTCTTGAGGAAGCGCCCGTCGCCGTCCGTCGTGACCGAGCGCTGCCCGATCCGGAGCATCTTGTTGACGTTCAGGAGGTCGCGCCACTCGCGCCAGTGCACCTCGCCGAGGAGCTGGTTCTTGAGCAGCGTCCCCCAGCGCGGCGAGTTCTCCGTGTCCGCCATCTGGTCGATCAGCGCCAGAAGCTGCGCGCGCGTCATACTCATTCGGCCTTCCTCCGCTTCTTGCCTTCACCGACGCCGTACACCATCGGGTGAGCCTTCTCGAGCCCGAGCTGCACCTCGTACTCGTGCTTGCTGGTCCGGGCCGTCTTCTCTTCCTGCTCGATCATAAAGCGCTCGATGTGCTTCTCCTTCACCTCGGCGTTGGTCTTCACGATCTTCTGCACCTTCGCCGCGGCCTCCTTGCGCGCATCGCCCACCGGCCGGAAGTAGCGCTCCACGAACCCCACGGCCTCCTCGGCCGAGCAGTCCGGTGGCAGCATCGCCCGGAGGTCGAAGGCCAGCTCCCGCGGGAGCTCCCCGCTGTTCACGCGCGCCCAGCGCGGATCGTGCTCCGCGTAGGTCTCGATGATGCCCCAGTAGGCACCGGCTGCGCTCGGCACCCACTTGAGCGAGAGCCGCGAGTCGATCTGCTTGAGCTTCTTGACCGCCTCCTGCGGCGGCACCGGCTCGCCATACGGCGTGATCAGCATCGTGTCGTCATTGAGGGTGGATGGGGTGCGCCCGGGCGTGGCGCGCACCCCGCCAGTCTTACTGCATCACCAACAGCTCGGTGTTCACCATCAGATCGTCGGGCTGGGTCGTGACCGTCCCAGAGGCCGTGATCAGGAACACCAGCGTGTCGCCCGTGTCGAGCGTCCGCTGGGCGTCCGTCAGGGTCGTCAGGAACGACAGCGCCGTCCCCTCCTTCGCCGTCAGGGCCTCGAGATCCACCGCGCTCGTGAGGGTCACGAAGGCGTTGGCCGAGGCGTCGTACTTCCGCAGGATCGCGGTGATCGTCCCACCACCCACCGGGACGGTCTCTGCCGAGACCACCGCGGCGTTGATGAACGCCTTCGCCGGCGAGGCCCCGAAGTTGTGCTCCGTGTCCCCCGAGGCGGTGATGTTGCCCTGCGCCCGCCCGCTGAGGATGGTGGAGCTCAACCCGAACCGTCCCGGCTTCGGCATAAAGAATCTGAACATCTAGTAGTCTCCTTGACTGGGAGTGGGCAGGCGTCCCCACCCACTCCCCATCAGTTCAGGTTAGACGACCGGCGTGTAGCGCGCGGTGTCGGTGTACCCGGTGATCGAGCCGTGCGCGTTGCGCTGGAACGTCATCAGGTTGAAGTAGACCTTGAAGCTGGTCTGGAACGCATCGCGCCCGTCGATAAACCGGACCGCGCCGCTGTTCTCGTACTGCACCGGCGACCAGTCGGCCGCATCCACCCACGCAAGCGAGGGCTTGTGGATGCAGTAGACCGTGCCAGCCGGCTGATACTCGTCCGCCACGAAGGCCATATTGTGCAGCTTGAGGGCCTTGTAGCCGCCGTTGAGCTCGAGCTCCTCGCCGGCCGTGACGTTGAAGCGGCGCTGCGCGAGGAAGCTCTCGATGAACTTCTGCTGCAGGCCGTAGGTCCCGATGAGCAGGAACTCGTCGGGGTTGGCGAGCGGACGCTTGCCGGAGCGCGCGCCGATCGTGGCCGCGAGCTTCCACACGTCCATCTCGTTCGGGGCCGTGGCATCATCCGTGTCCGTGCCGGCGACGAAGCGCGTGGCATCCCAGCGCGCCGCGGACGACGACGAGATCCCGTGGAGGGTCTGGTAGGCGTTGCCGCGGTTGGTGATGTTGATGAGCCCGTTCGCGTACTGGTTGTACGCCGTATCGCTGGCCGTCGCGGCGACGATGATATCCGTGCCGGTCGTGCCCGCGATCGTGGTCGAGAGCGTCAGGGTGACGTTGTCGCCGCTGTTCGAGACCGCGGTGACGGTCGCCTTGCCGCGGACCGTCGCGCCCGTCGCGTCGAGGACGGCGATGAACATCCCCGGGTACAGCCAGAGACCGCCCTGCCCAGCGCCGCTCACGCCATAGGGCGAGGTGGCGACGATGGTCGTCGGCGGGCCGGCCGTGTAGCTCGAGACGACCGCACGGATGCCGAGCGCGTTACCGTGAACGTGCTCCTGCATACCGAGCTGCATCGCCCCGTCGATCTCCTCGGTGATCTTCGCCTTGAGGGAGAGGAAGGCGGCCTGCTTGGACTGCGTCCCCACGATCGCGAGGTTGTCGAACTCGCGCGTGACGTAGAAGCGCTTGATGCCGACATTGCCCTGCACCTCGGTGGTCTCCGAGCTGTTCGGGAGGTAGCCGGCGTCAGACGCGCCCCAGTTCACGGGCGGGGTCGTGACGACGTCGAAATACACATTCTTGCCGCCCCACTTGAGGTTCCGCATCCCGCCCGGGCCTTCCTTCTTGATCTGCGCGAAGAGGACCGTGGAGATGGGGAAGAGCGACTGCCGGATGTCGGCATACACGTTCTTCAGGTTGCCCTGAAGCTCGGTATCGGTGATCAGAATCGGGTTAGCCATTGTTCAGTTGTGTGGTTAAAAGTCCTGCCAGTTGCGTCCGAGAATGGCCTGCTTGGCCTCCTCTCGGTTGCGTGGCTTAGGGCGCGGCGGGGGAGCGTCAGGGGCGGCCTTGCCGTTCGGGGCGAGCTGTCGCCCCACGGACTGCACGACCGTCTGCGCCTTGCGCCGCTCAGTGTCGAGTTGAGTTCTGCGCTGAGTCTCGGCCTGTGAACGCTTGGCCGCTTCCGACTGCACCCACTCGCGGAAGGGGCCGTTCAGGTAGGCCTTGTACTCGGGAAGCCGCTCCGGGGGAATGATGCCGTTGACCAGCAGCGGGGCTGTGTCAAGGGCGATCCGGCCCATCTTGGCCTCCAGTGAAACCTCGGGGAAACCGGCCAGCAGGTCGTCCTGCACCGGCTTCACCTCCTGCGTGTAGTACGAGAGGATCACGTTTCGCCGCTGGGCCTCTTCCTGCTGGGCGCGTCGGGTCGTGAACTCGTACTCTCGTTCGGCCTCGATACGCCGAAGACGCTCCTCGGGCGAGTTCAGCCGATCCCACTCCTCCCGCCGGGCGAGATAGCGGCTCTCGTCGGTCAGAAGCTCGAGGTTGAGGGCCCGCTGGGCCTCCAACTCCGACTCCATCGACTCGAGGCGCTGCGCCAACTGCGGGACTGCCTCACGGTACTGCTTCACTTCCTCGCGGAACTGCTGGCCGGCAACGCCGTCGCGGGCCATCCGCACCAACTCAGCGGGGGACTTGAGGTAGATCTTGTCCCCAACTTGGAACTGCAGCTTCACATCAGGGGCCGCGGCGTACTTGCCGTCAGGCGTCCGAACCACCACCCGGTTCCCACCCTCGCCGATCACCGCCTCAGCGGGCGGCTCGCTCAGATCGAACTCGGGCTCAGCGCTCGTTTCTGCGCCCTCAGAGCTTTCACCCTGCCCAGAGGCACCCTCAGCGCCCTCGAGGGCCTCTGCTGGGCTGCCAGAGCCCTCCGCGGGGGCGTCTCCGCCCCGCTGGGCGACCAGTTCGGGCTCTTCCTTCCAGTCCTGCGACAGGATCTGGGCCCGGACGTCGTCCCGGCGCACGATCTGGGGCGCGGCGGGCTCAGCGGGCGGCTGGAAGGCCTCGTTAATGGCGGTTTCTACGGCGACTGCGGTCTCGGACATTGCTCCCTCGGGTAGATGAAGGCCCCTAGATCTGCACCGGGGCGTTCGGTGCGGCAGATTCACCCGTCATCGCGACCGGAGCGGTGGCGATCGGCGGGTTACTGCCAAAAGTCGGGGTCTGATCCGGGGGAAGAGGGGTCCCCGTCGGAGCGCCCTGCTCAGGCGAGCCCTGTCCCTGCGGCTGGCCCTGCGGTGGCGCGCCCCCTTGCTTCTGACTGGCCTGATTGGCGAGCTCGATCCAGCGGGCCTTGGCGGCCTCGCGCACGTCGGGCTCGATGTCAGCGGCCAGAATGATGTCTCGCTCCAACACGTCCTGATTGATCGACTCGTCGTCCTGCCACTCGATCGTCTCGACCTGCTGCCGCATCCGGATCTGCTCCGCGACGCGCTTGGCCTTGGCTTCCTGCACCTCGTTTGGGTTCGCCGAGTCGGCCGTGTAGGCCATCGGGCGCAGCCGGCGGTACTCCGCGGCGTCGATCACGCCCTTCTCGAGGTCCTGCTCGAGGAGGTAGAGCTTGAGGGTCCGCGGCATCGGCATCAGCGTCTCGGGATCGACGTAGACGTCCACCACCCCGTCGAAGTCCACCGCGCTGAACTCTCGCGCGAGGTCCGGGCGGTTCCCGCCGATCACCCCGATCAGGCGCGGCATCTGGTAGCCCCAGCGCATCCACGCCACCACGCACTCGGCCCACTGCCCCATCGACTCGGAGACCGCGTAGACGAACGGCGCGAAGGTCCGCTCGAGCTGCTCGCGGATCGCGAGGATCGCCCGGCCCGACTGGTCCGTCGAGTACTGCCCGCGGGCGTTGTCATTCCACCCGCTGCGGTCCTCGAGCTTCTTCGTCTCGAGCTTGAGGAGCTCCTTCGCGTCGTTGCCGAGCGAGAAGCCGTTGATCGGCTGCAGGGTCTCACTGATCGGGGCCGAGCCGCGGACCTCGATCACCGAGGTCTGGCCGCCCACGAAGGTCTCGCCGACGATCGCCCCGGTCTTCGAGACGAACCGCCCGCCGGCGTTCACCCGGACGCTCTCGATCCACTTGGAGAGGATCATATTCACCCGCATCTGCGGGCCGATCCACTCGTTCATCCGCGGCGTCGGGTAGAAGCTGGGGTCCGCCGAGCCGTCCGTGATCCGGACGATCGGCACCCGCCCGCAGATCAGCCCCGCGGGCCCGAAGACCAGCTTCTTGCCCACCACTACGCAGGTCAGGCCCTCAGGGAGCGCCTCGCTCTTGTCGCAGAAGAGCGTGAAGCGGTCCACCGTGCGCTGATCCTGATAAAGCGGGTTCTGCGCAAAGCGATAGTTATCCGATTGGAAGGCCTGATCGCCGACGAAGTACTCGTCCATCTCGTCCGCGACCTCTGGCCCGTAGAGCGCCACGGCCTGCGCGAGCGGCATCACGTCGCGCAGCACCCAGTACATCGGCTTGTAGGTCGCGGTCGCCTCCGCGGAGACCCGCACCTGCTCGATCGTGTAGACCTTCGTGTTCACGTCCCCGATCGGGCGCGCCGGCCGGCCCTGCACCAGCTCCTCCCACGGGCCCGCCTCCGCGTCCCAGTAGGTGAGCAGGAAGGCCACCCCGTCCGTCTGCGCGTAAAACGCCGCCTCCGAGATTTTCCCCCGCATCTTCTGGCGGTGGTACTGGTACTCGGTCGCCATCTGCATCGCCGTCGCCTTCCGCTGGCGATCGGGATCAGGGTTCGTCGGGTTGAACCGGAACCCGGGGCGCTGCTCGGAGAGCACCTGCAGCGACCAGTCGAGCGCCGGCCCGATCTGGTTGTCCACGGCCCGCACCGCGTCCTTCGGCATCGGCGGCTCGCGCCACGCCCCGCGGTTGGCCGTGCTCGAAATCCACTGGATGCCCTGCCGGAAGAGCCGGTTGCGCTGCGCCGTGAAGACCGCGTCCTGCGAGCCGGCGCGGTGCGCCTCCCAGCGGTTCTTCACCCAGTCCACCCAGTCGTCCTCGGTCTCCTCGCCGGCCTTCGCCAGCGGGAAGTCCGAGCCGTAGGTCGCGCGCAGCGCCGAGCGCTGCTCCTCGGCCATCTCCTCGGGCTCCTCGGCCTCGATCGTGACCTGCCCGCCCTCCAGCTCGGCCTCGACCGGCTGGCCGTCGAGCACCAGCCCCTCGAGCTCGTTCCGGTTCGCCTCGAGGAAGGCCTGCTCGAAGAAGGGGTCCATCAGCGCCCCCTCAGGCAGCACCATCTCCTCCTCGTCCATCCCGCCCATCGTCGGATCGCTCACAGCCCGGCCCTCGTCTGCGACCAGCCGGCCGGGCTACCCTCGGCGACGGTATCCAGCCGCTGCAGTTCAGCCCGCACGGCGTCCCAGCTCTTGTGACGCCCAAAGAGTTCCTGAATCAGCCCCTTCACCTGCTCGCGCGCCCACGGCTCGGTCTCGCGCGTGAAGCGCATCTGCAGATCCGCGGGGATCTCCTCCGGCTCGAGGTTGGCCGCGAGCCGCTTCTCCTCCATCGCCAGCCGGCGCTCCTCGAGGGCCAGCCGGCGCTCCTCGATCGCGCGCGCTCCCTCCGCCTCGACGCGCTGCAGCACCAGCCGCTCCCGCAGGAGGACCAGTCCGCCCACCGCCACGGCCGCGAGCGCCAGCTCGGCGATCACTCCGCACCTTCCGCGTCGGTCGGCACCGTCTCCGGCTGCGGGACCGTGTAGGTGATCTTCACCAGCCCCTCATCGGTCGGGGCCAGCGTGAACTCCGCCCCCTCGGGCAGCCCGGCGTCCTTGCAGGCGACCGCGATCGTGTCCGTGAACGCCGCGTTGGCGAACTCGATCAGCGCGTTGCGCTCGAGCTCCTTGCGGGCGATCAGCGCCGAGACGGCGGGGGTCAGCGTGACTTCGTGCACCGGAGACGCTCCGTCTTACGGGTTGAGGAAAGTCTTGCCCTTCAGCACCACCGTACCGACCACGCCAGAGCCCAGCGCGCCCACGGTGACCTCGGCGAGGTTCCCGGCCGTGATCTGCAGCGGCGGGGTGTAGTTGTGGATCAGCGGGGCCTGCGCCGCGGCCGGGATCTGGAACTGGTCGATGACCGTCGTCCCGTCCTTGACCTGCACCGTCACCGCCCCGGCCGGCTGCGCCGACATCGAGAAGCTGATCCCGGTCACGAAGTGCTGCTTCCCGGCCGCCGCGGCCCGCGTCGCCGTCGCGGTCGCGTTCGTCTTGCTGTCCACGACCGTCCACGTCGTGGGAGCGAAGGCCTTGTCTTCAAAACGTGGCATCTACACGAGCTCCAAAATGGGTTAGTAGTTCACGATCGAGGTCGAGGAGTCCCCGCCCTTGCGCGGGATCGCCACCAGACCGACCCCGCCACCGCCAGACACCGAGGGGGCGATCGCCCCGAGCACCAGCACCGCCGGCTCCACCGGGATGAATCCCAGCACCGCGGGAGCCACGGCCTGCAGCGTGAGCCCGGTCGGACCCACCGCCACGCTCACCGTAGACGTCACCGCGGGAGGCACCGCCACCTCGCTCACCGTCACCGCCGGCACCGCCACGATCAGCCCAGAAGCCACCGAGGGGGCCACCGCGGCCAGCACCAGCCCAGTCGGCGAGACCGAGACCGTCACCGAGCTGCTCACCGCCGGCTCGACCGCGGCCACCGTCACCGCCGTCGGAGGCACCGAGACGCTCGCCGTGCCGGGCACCACCGCGGGCGAGACCGCCAGCATCTGGATTGCCACGGCCGCGACCGAGATCGTCTGCGATCCGCCGCCCTGCGTCTGGAGGAGGGTAAGAAACGTCATCGGCGATTAGATCGGGCGGTGCCACCAGATACGGAACGGGTGCTCAGGATCGCCGTCCTCCACGATCGAGAGCTCGTTCTGAGGCTCAGGGCGCAGCGCCTTGGCGGCCTCCGCGTCCTCGAGGGTCGCATACGCGCCCAGACAGATTTCAGGCATCAGCGTCATCCTTTGTACCCGTTGAGGCCCCTGATCTCGTACCGCGACACGTCGAGAATGTCATCGGTGATGAAGTTTTCGCTGAACTGGATATAGCTGTCCCCGGACACGCCGTTGAGCGGGGAGTCGAACGTGAAGTCGAACGTGCCCGCACCCATCGTCCCGACGTTGATCACGGACACCGTCGCCTTAATCCGGTCGCCGGCATTAAACGTGGTGGCCGTTACGGTCAGCGAGGCCTGCCGCAGGGCGCTCGTCGTGCCCGCCTCAGCGCCGACGACCTGACGCGCAACCAGTGTGGAGATCACCGCTCCGGCGTTGTTTGTCCGCTCGAGCAGCAGCGCGATGCCGGCGTTAACCGTGTTTGCCGACTCACGGCACCAAAGGTTGACCAGAGGAGCCGTTGAGAAACTGATAGCACCACCAGTAGGCGCTCGCAGCGGCTCGCTGAACCACACCAGAGCCGTCCCGCCGGCGGTCTCCGTAATCTGAATGTTCGTTCCGCTCGCCACGGTGTTTGTGGTCACCGTAGTCGCAGGGCGTCCCGCCCGCTGCGACAGCGCCTTCTGCCCGGTGCCACCGAGCGTCGAGTTCAGCGAGCGGAAGTACATCAGCGTCGGCACGTTAGATCTCGTACCCGAAGACGTTCACGATCACCGACTGGGCGTTCGTGGTCGTGACGCGCAGCACATAATCCGCCGTGCCGCGGATCGGGGTCGGGTAGGTGATGTAGAGCCCCGGCTTGTTCGTGTTGCTGGGGGCCCACTCGCCGTCGAAGAGCGCCGCGTCCGTGTTGCGGGTGTAGGTCGTGTCGCCAGAGGCACCGAACCAGACCACGCAGGTCCCCGCGGTCGTGCCAAAGCTCTGGATCTGCAGCGCCGTGATCACCACGGCCTTGCCCGACGCTGGGGTCCAGAGCGCCGTGCCCGTCTGCGCCGTGGCGTAGGTCGCGCACTTAAAGGCCGTCACCGATGCGCGGACCATATCGAACGTGCCGGCCGAGTTCACGGCCATCAACCGGGCCGCGACGTCGAGGTGGTTCACCGTCCCTGACTCGGCGTCGTTGAACACCGTATCGATCGTCAGCGCGTTCGTGCCGTCAGAGATGTTGACGTTGCCGATCTGCGCCGTCCCTGCGGCCAGCGCCGGCAGCGACGACACCGACACCGAGCCCGTCACCGTTGCGTTCAGGTTCCCCGCGGTGGCCTGCACGACCGTGAAGTTCCCCGAGCCCACCACCGTGGCGTTCAGGTTCCCGGCCGTCGCCTGCTCCACGGTCAGCGAGCTGTTCGTGATGTTCGCGTCGGTCTTCAGGTTCGCCGCGGTGCTCTGCACCACCGTCACGTTCCCCGAGACCCGCGTCACGTCCACATCGAGCCCGTTCGTGTTGTCCCCCGGCAGATCCACCACCGTCCGCGAGCCCTCAGAGCCCGAGACCAGCACGGGACGGACGAGCTGCACCAGCGACGTGTCACCCGAGTAGGTGACCTCGTCCGCTGAGACCGTTGCGCCCGTGCCCGGGGTGTAGCCGACGTTGTCAGACATCAGACCGTCGAGAACTGAATGATGCCTTCAGCATTGAACGTGAAGGCGATGTCGCCCCCGTTCGTGGCCGTGTCCGTCACGTCGAGGTAGGCGATCAGCCTCGAGGTCGTGTCATTCGAGCCGCCCTCCTTGATCAGCAGCATCGCGGCGATCGTCGCTCCGCTGCCCAGCGTCGTCCACGTCAGGTTCCCGGCGCTGAACTCGGCCCGGTTGTTGGGCTGATCCACGACCACCGTCTTGGACGCGAGCGACTTGCGCCCCGAGCCGCCCCAGCCGCGGACGTAGCCCGAGACGTTGATCTCGGCATCCACCGGATCGTTCGCCCCGCCGGCGTCCACCACCAGATCGGAACGCGCCGCGCTGTACTGCGAGGTCACCAGCATCGTTTTGATGGTGTCCGTCAGCAGATCAATCGTCCCGTCGGCCAGCTCCTGCGCCGCCTTGTTGTATACGAAACTCGCCACTACTCACGTCCTCGCAGAGTCAGGGTCCCGTCCGCCATTATCTCGAGATCGGCCTCGAGCACCTGCACCTCGACAGGCACCGGCCGACCATCTATCGACGCCTCACGCACGAAGGTCAGCTTGCCCTTCGCGTCCGCGGTCCCGCGCTGCAGCCACGAGAACCCGCGCCACACCAGCACCCGGCCCTCGGCCGGCTTCGGACCCTCCTGCAGCGCCACGCCCAGCACCACGGGAGCCTCGCTCGAGGCCTCCGCGGCGGGCTCCGCGATCCCGAACAGCCGCTTGAACCAGCTCACCATCCGAACTGCCCCTCCGGCCCCTGCGGCCGGTGCGTGTATTCCACCGTGATCCCGCGCTGCCGCTCCAGCATCGGCGCGAACGGGTCGTCCTCGTCCTTCCCCGTCGAGACGTTCACGAAGCTCTTGAGCGCCTGCGGCTCGAGGGTCTCGTAGCCACCCGAGGCCACCCCGTACCGGAAGCAGTCCGCCCCGTCGTCCCCGTTCAGCCCCCGCTCGTCCGCGTCGCGCTTCGCCGGCACGTCGAGGTTGAGCGGATCGGGCACCAGCCTCGAGAGCTCCTCGAGCACCCGCCGGTTGCCGTCGGTCTTCACGATCTTGAGCGAGACCGGCGCGGTCCCAGACAGCAGCCGGCGCACGGCCTTGGCCCCCGCGGCCCGGTCGATGTTGGCCCGGCCCAGCGCGATCCCGTAGCGATCGAAGATGTCCGCCACCGACTCGACCGCGGCGGAGTGTGCCATTCGCTTGGCGAAGGCGTCGTGCCCGGCGTAGACCTGACGCAGGCAGCGCGGATCGGCCCAGCCCCGGATCTCCGCGGCCTGCTCCTCGTCGTGGCGCTTGTGCAGGTAGAGCGTGTCGAGCAGGTAGAGCGTGTTGCCCACCCGGGCGAAGGTCGAGAAGGCCGCCGGGTGGCTATAGCCCCAGTCGTAGCTGCCCCAGAACTCGGCCCACTCCGGCAGCGCGAAGACGTTGTCGGTCCGATCGAGCGAGACGAGGAAGCGATCCATCCCCTCGGGGCCCAGCAGCTCGGGGTAGAACCGGCCCCCGCCGGCCACCAGCAGCGCGTCGAGCTCCTGCTGGGCGGTGAGCGAGCCCTCGGGGTACTCGGCCCGCAGCGCCGCGATCACGGAGCGCGAGAGGGTCGGGTTGTCCTCGGTGCGGTTGTGCCACGCGGACCACTCCGCGCGCTGCCCCCGCTCGATCTCCTCGGCCAGCAGGTTGAACCAGCTCGGGACGCGCTTCTGCTGGTTCCCGTCGTGCCCGCCGTTGGGGCTCGAGATCAGCAGCAGCCAGCCGTCGCGATCGACGAGGGTCGGCATAATGACCGCCCCCAGCGCGTACTCGAGGTCGAGATAGCCCGCCTCGTCCACGATCACCCCGTCGAAGCGCCGGCCGCGGACGCCGTCGATCGCCTCAGCCGATCGGAGCTCGAGCGAGCCAAGCCCGCTGATCTCGATCCGGCGCTCGCTCTTCCAGACCGCCACCCCGGGCAGGCCCTCGAACCGCGGCAGGATCTCCTCACGCCAGATCGCGGCCGACTGGGGGTAGTCCGGGCTCACCCAGAGGATGTCCCCGCCCTGCAGCGCCCCACGCAGCGCCGGCAGGCCCTGCGTGTCACGCGGTCCGTGACCGTCAGCGGCGGCCAGCAGCGCGGCACGGCTCTTCCCCGTCCGTCGCCCGGCCCGCCAGAGCTTGCGCTTACTGGCGCTGTTCAGCACAGGCCGCTGGTGGGGAAGCGGTGCCGGTAGGTAGAGGGTACCCTCTGCCCCGGGGGCTGGGATCGCCGCGACGCCCATCAGCCCCGATCCCCGAGGCTGGTTTCATCACGCCGCACGACGGTGAGCGAGAGCCCGCCCTCGATCGCTTGCGGCTCCTTGCCATAGCCCCGCTCGGTCACGAACTCAAGCGCCCGCAGGTACTGCGGGTGGCCCGGATCAGACAGGATCGCATCGAGCCCGGCCACCGTCTCCGGGCGGCTCGCCAGCTCGCGCAGCAGGGCCCGGAACTCGTCCCGCGGCCGTCCCCCCGTCCCCGGCTTGGGCCCCTTGCCACGACGCGGATCAGGCCCGCGCTTGAACGGAATCAAGCCCGAGCCTCGCCCCTTCTTTTCACGCTTTGGCGCAGAGTTATCCACGTTGGCCGTGTTGAACCTGTGGGGAGTTTTCCCGAAAATACACCGATGCGGTGGCAACGCAACCGTTTGTGGAAAAACACCGAACATTAAGAAAACATTAAGATATTGTAACAGCGTTCAACACCTATTGTGTGGAATGACTACCGGGTGAGTATTCACTGTGTCGGCAATGACGCCGGCCACTGCAGGAGACCAGACGATGACCCTCACCACCCTCGCGAACCACGAGCTCGTCACTGACGAGATCCACAACTTCGACGGCCTGCGCGATCGTTTCGATCGGCAGATCGGCGTAACGGCGTATATCCGTTGCGAGGAGTGGGCGGTATCCGAGGAGCAGCGCTGGGGCTACAGCATCGAGCCGGGGGTGTGGTTCTACGTTGCGGTGCATCAGGTCCGCAACAACGAGACGTACGGCTCCGGCTACACCAACTTTCGATTCAAGACCCTCGAGGAGGCGCAGCAGAAGGCAGAGGAACTCGTCGCCAAGCGCCGGAAAGAATACACGAAGAAGTACGGCCAGCAGTAACCACCACCTCACCGGGCCGCGTGGAGCGGCCCCCACACCTCAGGAG